AGTAGTGTGCCCCTAATTACATGAAACTACTTTAGAATTATTTATATAATACAGATTTGGGGCAAAGATTATGTATTATTTAAGATCAAGCTACTGGAAATCAAACTTTGATCTGCCACCCATTTTTTTACCCTTTAAGAATTTGTTGATGCCTGTTGATTTCTGCTTCCTCTCCTCTTCCATCTTTTTGTAAGCATACTCTATAGCTTTAGTTAAGGAATGATTCAGTATAGACACCCATGGCTCAAATTTGTAATCTCTGTCTCGCAGTATGTTTAAGAACATAATTACTTCATCCCACTTTACATTTAATGAGATTGGATTGTCGACAAATATTTCTGGAACTTGAAAATTGTGATAGATATGATCCATCTCATTGCGATATAAACACATGTGTATGCATGCTAACAGTTCTGTAGACCACTGATTTGTTGCGAGCATATTTAAAATCCATGTTAAGTTTTCTAACACCTCTAGATTGCTATCAGATGTGAATCCATCGTCTGTTATGTCCATTATATCTTCAAATATATCACATTCTCTTATCAATGCTCTAACTATAACATTTTTGAAACTATTGGATTTGGTTGATTTCTTTGTGTAAGATACCACTAATGCAGGTGAGCTATCTAATTCATCAATAACATCTTCATCCAAAGGTTCATCAGATAAGAATTCAAATGCATCTTGATCCACTTTAGACCCTCGGCATGAAAATATGCGGCACAAATCTAATAATGTTATACTCTGTATATTATCTAACCTCAAATTGAGAATATTTTGGTTCTTCATAAGCTTTCCAATGTCAATGCCACCACTCTGTATGGGTGGGCCATCAAAGAACACCATCTTACTAAATGGGGCTTTCCTAATCATTGCATGATCATCTACTGCAATCTGTAGTTTTGTAAATTTAATCTCCCCAATATTTAACATAGGGATTTTTGCAAGACTAGGCTTTCCATCAGATGATTGTTTTGATATAGCAATAGGGCAAACTGGTATCCATTTATTAGTCTTACGTATCCGAGATGCTTCTATCCTTGAGTTATGCTCTTCTATATAAGATGTACTAAAGACCCCATAGTGATACCGCTTTTTCTCACGCAATTGGTATGCAATATACCATAATTTTGGATTTAGATCAGTCACTGGTTCCATTTTCTCTAATTTTAGCCCATGAGGTTTGTTCAATAAAGCCTGTCCATGCCTTGATACTATATCACTTCTCACTCTTGACAATTGCATTTCTGCAGCTGTAAGCTTGTTGTCCTCACCTACGATCCTTATTGACCGTCCATAACCTTTGATTGATAGATCAATTGGACCAGTAGTAAATTCTCGAGATGTTTGCCAGTTATTCCATGTGATCTGCTCTTCTGCTTTTTCTGCATCAAATCTGTCAACGTCTATTTGTTGCAAATCGCCCAGGTGATATAATAATGGTATAATTTTTGAACGTAGTCTCGAATTTTTGATTTTCTTGTAGAGACTGGATACTTGAACATCCTTGTATGTATATGTGTTAATAATTGCATTAATATAAGCTTTTTTGGAGTCATCATTTAGGAACATATCAGCAAAATGTGCAATTAGCCTGAAACATTCGTAGGCTATTTGTATTTCCAGATCTATAGATGTGGCTATTTGTGCCTTCTTTGCTGGGACAGTTATTTGTTTTAAATAGTGAACAACCATCCATTTGTTGTCTGATATCAGATTACCTGTTACTAATGAGCAGAAATCAATGGGAGTGTAAGCCTTTTTTGGAAGGATGAATATTTTAATTTTGTGTTCTGTTGATTTCACATATTCATAACAGATCTGATAGAATTTAGTCAATTCCTGCACTTCAAATTTCAAATCTCGCTTCATTAACTTAATTTCATTATTTGCAATTCTCCCTTGCATATTTGTCCTCAATTTTGTCTTCTCTATAAATTCTTCTAAATGATATATATCTCTCCGCATTTCATCTGGCTCCATCCCTTTTTGCTCATAGTTATCTGTTACATAAGCACGTAATACGAGAGCAGGACTATGATAAATTACTTTAAGGCTCTTAATCTCCGGCATATAACAGCATGTCATACCCAATCGTTGCATCTCCACTCCCTGTATTGAAATTAACAAGTTGTTTGCACAAGCAACTAATATAGGGTCGTTCATTATACAGAAGCTATATATCGTCTTTATATCCTCTACATCAAGTGTAAATTTTTCTACATCAATTTTTATTTGCTGATATGTTTCAACAAAAGTCTTCTTGCCAATAATACATGTAGCATCATTTATATTTGGGTCATCTTGTATACCAAACAACCTATCATGAATACTTGTATAGTCTATCATTGGTTTATTTGCAAACAATACTTGTTCTATGAAGAGCTGAGCTGGGTTTTGAATAGACAATGATTCTTTAAATTTACGACTGTTGTATCTGAACAATACAGACATACAGAACTCTTCACAAGTCTCACCTTTTGTAACCAATAGTTGAGGGTTGGCTATAAAATATTCAAATAATTCTTCAATTTTCTGTTGGTCTTGTATTGTTTTTTGATAATCAGCATATGAATGCAATCTAGATAACGAACTTGCAGTAGTGAATTTTCTTGGTGTCAGAAGAGACCTAGATCTCATTTCACTAGTTTCGCCCATTCCATCATCAGATGACATAGTTGAGTCTAACGTCATGTATCTTAAAAGCTTAAGTCTGAAAATATCACATTGTGTCAGTTTACTTATATCCCATGTATGTATATTCTCATATTGATGCTGGATTGGTTCACGGCAAAGATGTATAGGGGACATTCTTTTTGATAACCTAACTAAATAACTTAGATTATCTGCTTCCAAACCTGCTATAGCTATAGTGGGTAATTCTGAATTTATTAAGCCACACAATTCTATAGGCAGCTCAAATCTATCATGACTAGGTAAAGATGAAGTAGGATCATTGATTTGACCTGGAAGCATGTTATATGTGCTATGTGTTATCCACTGAGTTAATGCAATAGCAGTCCATGCAAGTGATGGAGGTGCTCCATGCTTAATTGCTGTCTGCGTTGCAGACAACCTACTGGCAACATCCTCATATGGTCCAAGAAAAGCACAATCGCCAACAGATGTCAAAATAAAGCGACCATAAACAGAAAATGGCTCACCATAAATATTAAAAAGTGAAACGAACTCCTTTATGAAATTTGTTATATATGTCTTCTTCATATTTGCTTGATTTCCAAAAGTTAGACATATTTTTTCAAATAGTTTTGCAGAAAATTCAATAACAATATCATCATCTAATTTATCTTGGATCATCACTATTGAAGTGTGATTGTCATCAGAATGAACCATAGAATTGACTAAAACTTCCCCTTCTAGTAAAGTGGCTGCTCTCTTTAGAATATCCTTATAAACATTCATAGAACATGAATGTAGGTAGCTACTTGTGTAATTGAGATTCCCCTGCAGCCAGTTCCGTTTAATATTGACCCAATTTTGCGATAAGCCATTGGTCATTTCATATATTATATCATCCTCATGTTTGATACGTTGGTCAAGGATGCTACAGAGCATTTCATCAGGCAGAATTAGCTTTTTTTGCATATAATTGCATAGGAAGTACAATATCCTTTCTTTTTCTTGCAGATAAAGTGCGGGATCTAATGCAAACAACCAGAAATATTTGAATAAAACATCTTGGGCACTCCATTTTGACATGTCTGCATTGATTTCAATCTTAACAGAATGTGGTTTATATGCGATCATATGGCTTGCTTCTCCCATTTCTGCTAAATAGCGTTCTTTGATCTGTTTCATAGTTGCTGCTGTGAATCGTATTTCAGACTCTGCAAGCTCTTCTAATTTTTTCAATTTAGAATCGCCTGGTTCACTAATCATCTCATCTGGATTCAACTTACAGCGTTCTTTAGATATCCTCTCCACTAAATACAAGCACATTTTTGCCTCAAATTCGCCTACGAATATTTCCCTATCCTTTGCTGTTTTTTGGCCTTTGTTAAAGAATGTAAACTTAAAATCTGTGTGATTCTTCATAGCAGAGAGTATATGATACACAGTGGGTTTATCATCTATCTCCTTCCTTTTTATTTTCTGGTACAGAGAATCAAATACTTTAGTTGACATAATGTCAATATAATTCGGGATTGCTTTTTTTAAGTCTTCATAGCGTGAATGTCTTATAGTTGCATTTAGTAACTCTTCATCAACAAATTCTGGGTTTGCAATTGTATACTTCTTTATCTCTTTTGACATGCAATCTGCAGCCTTTTTTGTTGCTGAGCTTTTTTCTTTCTCAAAGTCGCCTACTTTAATACATGATTTAGAGCTGGTGAATGTAGAAATAGTGCATATCGATCTATTTAAGTTGTTTGTGTTTTCTATCCGTGATCTAATATAATTATGTCTAGCAGTGTCCATTATTAGATTTTTTGCAACTGCATAGATAGTTATATTTAAATTTGCAGTTTGTTTTCTAGGTGTTGTAGACCATATTCCTGGGATATTTAATCTCTGGTCCCTTTCTATATCTAAGATTGTCTTAGCCAGATCTATCATAACATGATGCTTTTCATGCAAACCTTTTGAATTGAAGTAAAATGGTAGATATATTTGGTTAATATATTCTTTTAGTGATACATAGCCTTCAAACCAGATTGATGATAGGTCTCTGTTATCTCTCACACCTTTTTGGGTTATTTCATAATCTGTTAGGCAGATATTCCTCATGTCTACTTTATCTCTTTGATTATATGCCATATAACATCCCCTTTTAATCAAGTTTGCCATTACTACAGAGAAGCTGGTCTTTGTATAAGGGCCAAATTTTTCTGCTATATAATCTCTAACATGACTGGATATGGCTAATGAATTCATTATCATATATCTTGATGGTTCTGTCAATGACAGCATAGCTTTGGTTATAGACAGGGAAGTGTGGAATGTAAAATTCATGACATCAGTCAAATTGAGTGTCGGATTGTCTCCTGCAAACATCAATGTAGTCAACATAAAAAGTCCCGGTGAACTAACTATGCGTTGACATCGTTCTTTATCTAAACGCATTCCTTTAGAGATACTAAGGTATTTTGAACCAGTTTTAAATGTCGCATGCAATGCACCGTGGTGCATCACATTCTGAGGAGTAGAATGCAACACAGCTAAGAAGTAAACAAGTGTGGATCGCTTTGCTTTAATATCAGAAGAAGGCATTACAAACCCAAACAGATTATTGTTTGCACAACACACTACACGAAAAGTATTGTGCCTATTATATTGAGAAACTGCCAACATATTTTTCATCAAGACTGAAAAATCTTTAATACAAGCCCAGTAATTTGACTTCCCTATCTGGTTAATCTGATCCCATGTATCCTTTGAACATGATGCAATATTTGCACCATATTCTTCTAAATAACATCCTATACGCTCTAGATTATTATCTCCGGATAGTATTTTCTTTACATTTTCATACTGGAATTTGCAAAAATCAATGACTTCCTTTTTGTTGAAATCTAATATAGTAGGTTTGTCAGTATCCAAATCGTCAATGGTCTTTTTTGAAAATTGCACGTGACCCCCTATGCCAAGAAAATCTTTTAGCAAATGTGATTTGTCTTTTGTATTCATTATTTCAGTATCCAGTTTAAACTGCTGTTCCCAATAAATTGTCGCCGTGCCTATTTTGATTGGTTCCAGTTTAGTATCAATTCTTTTCGATGTCTGTCTTGCCATACTTTTTAGTTTGCTAGTGTGTGCTTCATATAAAGCTGTGTTCTCAGAAAAGTCCATAAGCATACCCAATGCTCTGAATGCGCTTATATATGTAGACTCGCCAGAAATATTTTGGAGTGCTTTTGCAATCTTGATTAGTTTTGGTGTTGTCGCATTTGATGTTTCGTCAGGTTGACCCCATATGAAATGAATAGATGGTTTTTGCTTGCTGACATCTTGAGTCAGGTTTCTCTCAGTACTCACTCTTTGAACCATTTGATTCCAACCGATTGTGATTTCATCATGATTTGGTTTTGGGTAGTTCCCTTCACATCTAAAGATTCCTGCAGCGGCCTCTTTCACAAAAATGTTATAATCATTGCCATATCTATTTATAACCTTTTGTAGATTTTGATTCCATTTCTCACCGCGAGTTGCATCAAATGTCATAGACTCATGGAATGTCAGTTTAGCCATCTCATCTAAAGAATCATAGAATTCCAAAAAGACAGGGTGTGAATAGAGCTCCGGGGTATCCTCATCAATCCAGGGTCCAGTCATCGTAAATTCACCTTGATTCACAATTTCTAGGAATCTGTCGTCATCCTTATATTTCTCATATATCAGGGATCGCAAATTAAAGAACCAAGTAAAATCAAGGTTTATGTTGAGCGGCCCAAATATTTCCAAGAATTGATTTGAATTAACATGGATAGTATCTCGCAGAGGGTCAGCACGGATGATCACAACTTCAAAATCAAACGGCAATTCTGACAATGCGTCTCCAAAGATCTGGGTGTACTTTTCATAAGTTTTTTGACCATATGCATGATCAGTTGATACTTTATAGTCAATGATATAAAGCTTGCCATTGTGAATGATAAAATTGTCTGGTGTACAATTGCGAATGTTGAAAGCAGTGCCAGCTGGCAGAAATTCAAGAAGTATGTCGTAAGCTGGAACATCCTGCCGGAATTCGATATCCAGGTAATAACATACCTCTCTACCAAAGTAGTCATGTCTAGCCATGAGAAGATCAGCAACAATGTCTTTGGCTTCTTCAGCACTTCGACACTGGTTGATCCTATCTCTAAAAATGTTAATCTTGTATGTCTCCATAGTGATTGTAATTAGGGGTACACTACT